CCCAGCTCATCGGTAAGTTCGTCAATGACGCCAAGCGTCAGATTGAGGATTCCTTTGACTGGAACGTTCTTGGCCAAGAAATTACCATTACTACTGTCTCCGGTACGTACGAATACGCGCTGACCGGCGCCGGCCAGAAATTCCGCGTCAGTAGTAACCCACTGAACACCACCAGCAATGTTGTCATGCAGCCAATTTCTGTGGCTGATATGCGCCAGCGACAGAACTTCACGCCGATCGTCCAGAACATCCCGACGCAATATTGCTTTGAGGGGGTAAACGGCAGCGGCGACGCCAAGGTGCAGTTCTATGGAATACCCAACGGCGTCTATACCATCAAGTTTTTCTTATGCGTGCCGCAAGCTGATTTGACGGCTGATGGCGATGAGCCGCTGGTTAATTACAAGTTGATTGAGCAGAACGCCTATGCTCGCTCGTTAGTTGAACGCGGCGAGGATGGCGGATTGTCGTCGTCAGAAGCCTACAATCTGTATCGCTCGATGCTGTCAGATTACATTGCCTTGGAAGCGACACGCTTTCCTGAAATGCAGGAGTTCGTCGCGGTATGAGCCAGACACTTGAGCGATTTTCGATCTCCGCACCTGGGTTTTACGGATTAAATACCCAGGACTCGCCGCTGGATTTGGCGGCCGGGTTTGCGCTGACCGCTCAAAACTGCATTCTGGACAAGTACGGCCGCATGGGCGCACGCAAGGGTTGGACTAAGGTCAACACCAGCACTGGCAATCTGGGCGCCAACGATGTGGGCGTCATCCATGAGCTGGTGCAGTCCGACGGCAACGTAACGGTCTTATGCGCTGGCAACAATAAGCTCTTTAAATTAAGCGGTACAAGTCTGACTGAGCTCACCTACGGGGGAGGGGGTACGGCCCCAACGATTAGCGCAAGCAACTGGCAGTGCGCGTCGTTAAGCGGTATTACCTACTTTTTCCAGGCAGGCCATGACCCGCTGATATACGACCCAGCAGTCAGCACCACTACGTATCGGCGCGTTAGTGAAAAGACAGGCTACGCCGGCACCGTGCCATTAGGCAATATCGTTTTGTCAGCTTACGGTCGTTTGTGGATTGCCGGCACCAATGCCGACAAAGTGACGTTGACGTTTTCTGACTTGCTCTCCGGCCACGTCTACACCGGTGGTACCTCCGGCACATTAAATGTCAACTCCGTCTGGCCGAACGGCGCGGACGAGATTACTGGACTGGCAGCGCACAACGGCTTTTTGTTCATCTTCGGCAAGCGCCAGATTCTGGTGTACCAGGGGGCTACTGCGCCGTCCACCATGTCGCTATACGACACAGTGATTGGCATTGGCTGCCAATGGCGCGACTCGATACAGAGTACGAACACGGACGTCGTTTTCCTGTCCAACAGTGGTGTGCGGTCCATCATGCGGACGATTCAGGAAAAGTCGGCACCGTTTCGTGACCTAAGCAAAAATGTTCGCAACGACTTAATGCAGTTAGTTGCTGGCGAGACACCTGCAAATATTAAAGCTGTTTACTCGGAAGTTGACGCGTTTTACCTTCTTACGTTTCCCACCGCCAATCAAGTGTATGTTTTCGACACACGATCGGTGATGCCAGACGGCGCGTCTCGCGTAACTACTTGGTCGCAGATAGACCCTACCGCTCTATACGCCCGTCGTAATGGCGATTTGTTGATAGGCAAAACGGGCTACATAGGCAAGTACACAGGCTATTTGGACGACACTTCAACCTACCGTATGGCGTATTACACCAACCATGCGGATTTAGGTGATGTGTCGGTGACATCTATTGTTAAACGCATTTCAATCGTAGTTATTGGTGGGTCAAATCAGACTGTCACTATTAAATGGGGGTATGACTTTTCTGAGAACTATCTTTCGGAGAACGAAGACATACCGACGCAAGGTATTTCTGAATACGGCATTGCAGAGTACGGAGCTAATGGTGTGCCAGTCGCTCAATACGCAGGCGGTATTGTTATCCAAACTTTGACTACTCAAGCAACAGGTTCTGGCAAGGTAGTGCAAACAGGATACGAAGCAGAAGTAAACGGGTATGAGTTGTCTATCCAAAAGATTGAGATTTTGGCCAAGCGTGGCCGTATAAGTTAAGGAGCGGCCATGTCCGACTACACAAAATCGACCGACTTTGCCTCGAAAGACGCGCTGCCCTCTGGCAACGCGGGCAAGATCGTCAAAGGCACTGAGATTGACACCGAATTCAATAACATCGCCACAGCGATTGCGACTAAGGCCGATTTGGCTAGTCCGTCGCTAACCGGTAGCCCAACAGCCCCTACGCAGTCAAGCGGCGACAGCTCGACTAAATTGGCAACAACGGCGTTTGTGGCAGCGGCGATTACTACAGGAATTGCAGCAGCTTATCCAGTCGGGTCTATATACATCAACGCCAGCAACAGCACTAATCCTGCGACGTTACTTGGTTTTGGCACATGGACTGCGTTTGGCGCCGGCCGCGTGATGGTTGGGTTTAACGCATCTGATCCGCTGTTTGACACCGCAGAAGAAACTGGCGGCTCAAAAGACGCGGTCGTTGTTAGCCATAGCCACAGCGCGTCTACCAGCATCAGTGATCCTGGCCACCGCCATACACAAATGTATAACAACGGTGGCTCACCCCGCCCTATGGTATCGGGGACAGGCGACGGAGGCTCTGTGTCGGGCAACGTACCGGCGGGCGGAGGAAACGTAGTAAATAACGGCCTATTAACTGATTCATCTAACACTGGAATTAGCGCATCAACTTCAGTAAGCAGCACGGGTTCATCCGGCACAAATGCCAACTTGCAGCCGTACATTACTGTCTATATGTGGAAAAGGACGGCATGAGCGCCGTACTTGAAAATGTTGGTGGCGAGATTACCCATCATTTTTCTGATGGGTTGTATGCCAAAGAAGCGTTTGTGCCAGAAGGCACAGCGATTTTGAAGCATACGCATGACTTTAGTCATCTGTCGATTCTGGCCAAAGGTAAAGTGGCTGTAATGGCAGATGAGAAGGTAGATATTATTGAAGCGCCTGCTTGTATAGAAATAAAGGCAGGCATAACGCACGGCATTAAGGCAATTACTGACTGTGTATGGTTTTGCATCCACGCAACGGACGAGAAAGACCCAGCGAAAGTGGATGATATTTTGATTAAGGGGTACTGACATGCCAATCGGTGGACTTATCAGCGCTGGCGCAAGTTTGCTAGGCGGCTATCTTCAAGGTGAAGCCGCTAAAGACGCGGCCGAAACGTCTGCGGGCGCGCAACTTCAAGCCGCTCGCATAGCGGCGGAAGAGTCTCGCTTTAGACCTGTTGGTATTACGACACGGTTTGGCACTAGTCGATTTACGATGGACCCGAAGACGGGCCGTCTAAGCTCTGCTGGCTACACCATCAGCCCAGAGCTTAAGGCATACCAAGATCGTTTATCGGCTTTGGTGGGTGGAGCGCTTACGCAAGCAGAGCAAGCGCCGCAACTGTACGCGCCGCTAGGCACTGCGGCTACTGGGCTATTTGGCTTAGGACAGCAATACCTGGCGCAATCGCCCGAGCAAGTTGCGCAGCAGTACATGCAGCGGCAAATAGATTTGCTGGCGCCTGGTCGTGAGCGTCAATTGGCTGAGTTGCGCAACCAAGTGTTTCAGACTGGTCGTTCTGGCTTGGCAGTCGGCGCAACAAGCGCGCGTCCGTCCGGCATGGCAGGTCTTGGTGCCACCAACCCAGAACTCGAGGCGTTTTATAACGCAGCGGCACAGCAAGACGCAGCGCTGGCAGCCCAAGCACAAGAGCAAGGCCAACGCCAATTGGCGTTTGGCACGGGTTTGTTTGGCACGGGCGCCAATTTGCTTGGCCAGATGCAAGCCGGCCAGGTTGGCGCGCTGTCGCCGTTTACTAGCTATCTGGGCGGCGTGAGCTCTCTGGAAAGCTTAGGTCTGCAACCGCTGGAGTTAGGCGCCAACTTGGGCGGCCGCAACGTCAATATCGCGGGCGCAAATGCGTTGCTGCAAGGTGGTTTGGGCGCTGCCGCTGCCATGCAGCAAGCAAACGCGTACAGCCCTTGGGGTTCGGCGTTGACGGGTATCGGCAACACTATGCAGCAACAGCAAATGATGAACCGTCTGTTCCCGTCGGCACCTGCGCCGGTTGAAGAGCGCAATATATACCGCAGCAACATTGCGCCTCCAGCGTATGCCTCCCCTATGCCATTTTCGGGCGGCAGTGCTGATGTCGGCAGCGGCTATAACTGGGCATATTAAGGAGTCATCATGGCAAGCGAAATCTTAGGGCTATTTACGACGCCTGACATGTACCGGATGCAGCAGCAAGAAGCGCTGGATAGGCGCGCGCTGCAATTTGCTCAATTGACGCCGTTTCAGCGTGCGGAGATGAGCCTGTACCGTGGCGGCGCTAATCTGGCCAGCGGTATTGGTAGCCTGTTAGGTGTGGAAGACCCGCAGCTAAAACTGATTAGTCAGCGCCAGCAGCTTTCGCAAGGGCTGGATGTAGCCGACCCCAATGCTATTTTGCAGCGCGCCCAGCAAGCCGCCGAAATGGGCGACATGCAGTTTGCAACCGTTTTGGCTGACTATGCGCGCAAGGCGCAGTCGGAGATGGCTTTAGCGCAACAGCGTACGCGCGAAGGTAAAGCCGCAGCTACGCCAAAAGAATTGCAAATCGCACAGGCAAGAGCGCAGCTACTGGATCAGCAAGCGCAGCTTGAGGCTATGCCAGACTCACCAGAAAAAGCGCGTTCGCTTGCGGTAATTAAAAACACGCTCGCGGGGCTGACCGCTACTGCACGTCAAGGTCAGATTCCCGATGCGATTGAGATAGCCCGTGAATTGGCGCTTGAAGCTGGGCCAGAGGGTTCGGAAGCATACACTAAGCGTTACCGCGATGAACTAAAACGCTTATCGACCAAAGAAAAAACTGAAAAAGCCAACATTAAAGAAGTTGGTGTCGCTGTTGGGTCAAATGCACCAGTGTATTTAGACGTAAATAACGACCAGCAGTTTACATATCAGACAGGCGCAGACGGCAAGCAAATGCGCGTCCCTTATGTTGGTGGCGTAGACCGCACTACAGCAAAAACTCAGATTTCTGTTGAGCAAAAAGGAAAAGAAGAGTTTATTAAACAGTTAGGTAAAAACGACGCTAAGACTGTTACCGATGCTATAGATACTCGTAATAGTTCTGTCGCGGCGCTTAATACACTGCAAGAAATGTCGCGGCTTAATGATCAAGGCTTAATTAGTGGATCCTACGCGACGGGCCGAGTTGGGGCGTCTAATTTCTTGAATACGTTGGGTCTTATCGGGGCTAAAGATCAAGTGTCGCTGGCAAGTTCAGAGCAGTTCCAGAAACAAGCCAATGATCTTGTGTTGGCTACGTTGGGTGGACGCTTGGGGGCAGGATTTTCTAACGAAGATCGTAAGTTTATTCAGAGTATTGTTCCCCAACTCGAAAACAGCGCTACTGCACGGCGTGAGCTTATCAACTTCATGATCAAGAAAAACATGCAGATCGTGGATGAGACGACCCGACTGGAAGAATACGCCCGTCAGAATAATGGTTTAGGTGGATTTAAGCCAAAAATACCATTGGCCACTACCCCAAAAACCGGTGCAGCGGCTATGTCTGATCAACAATTGTTAGACGCTCTGAAGAAAGCCAAACCTAAAGCAAAGGGGAAGTAAATGGCTGATCCAACCTACGAAGAGATGCTTAACGAGGCGCGTAGCCGGGGGCTTGTTACGTCTAGCGAATCGGTTATGTACGAAGAACAGCCTGGTCGCGGTGAGTTTTCCAAGTTTGCTGAATCGACGCTAAAAGGCATTCCCAAAGGTGTTGTTGATCTGTTTGGTGGATGGGGCAATCTTTACGATTACCTGTCTAAAAGTAAAACGCCCAGTATGTTTTCGTCCGCCGGTATCGCAAAAGGTATACGCGATTTGACTGGCGTAGATATTTTGTCCATTCCTGGCTATCGGGGTGCGTACGAATTTTCTTCGGCGGGCGCTCCACAAGCTGCGTTTACTGCGGTTGGATTTCCAGGTCTTTTTAGTCGTACACCGCTCGGCGTAGCCGGCGAATTTAGTGCGGCGGGCACCACTGGTCTAGCCGGCCAGCTAATTGCACCGGAAAGCCCCTTGGCACAGTTAGCTATTGGACTGTCGCCGTATGCCGCCAAAGGTGCCGTAGGGCTAACCCGTGAACGCATTACCCGCCCCGAAGGCATGTTCCCAATTGCGTCGGAACTACAAGATATGCTGCGCGTCGCGCCGATGACGCCCGGCCAAGCTGGCCTTAGCCGGCAACAGTTGGCTACCGAGGCGCGCGTCGCTGCCCGTCCTGAATCCGGCGCAGCGCCGCAGCAGTTTGCCCAGAAACAGGCGCAGAGCGTTGAGTCTTTCCTAACAAACCTGTTCGATCGCGCTTCTAGCCAGGCTATGTCCGCGCCAGCAGCCACCGAGAATTTGGTGGAGTCTTTTCGTAACTACGGAAAAGCACTGTCGTCGCGTTTGCGGTCAGACGCGAAAAAAGACTTTAACGCGGCCAAGGCAGCAGGCGGTCAAGTCGATACGTCACCAATTATTGGCGCGGTTGACAATTGGCTTAATACCTTGCCGCCCGAGTTGCGCGACATG